ATCCAGTAACAAGTATTGCTTTAACAGGAGCATCATTTCTTTCATCCCGACCATAATATTTTGAGGATAATTGAATGACAGAATTAGATTATGGAATCCGAAATAAAAAAGGATTTCCTATGTTAGAAACTACTCAGTGGATCCGAGTTAATAAACAATGCCATTCGCTTGTTGATGAAAATAACAAAGTATTGGCTATAGTCTTCACTAGTTATGATGATGAAGATGGAGATGAAAATTTTATTTGGGAAGTAGAAGTAAATGATGAAGAATTTGGATCATATATTAGTCTATATTCTGCTAAATTAGCAGTTCAAGAAGCTATTGCAGATTGTGATGCTAGAATGGAAGCTTCCCGTAAAAAAGCTAAAGTTAAAAAAGATAAAAAGGAAGTTGAAAAAAAGGTGAATGCTAGAAAATGTAAATAATATTTTGAAATTTTATAGATTATCCAAAGAAGTTCAAATACCTACATATGCCACTGATGGGGCGGCCGCTTTTGATTTGCGGGTATTTTTAGATGGATCTTCAATTGAATGTTATAGAGATAATAATGAAGTTGCATTTCAATATGTACCACTTATAAATCCTGAATTGATTTTATGGCCAAACTGGCGTTATAAAATTCCTACTGGTTTAATTCTTGATATACCTGAAGGATATAGAGTTGATGTAAATCTGCGTGGTGGGACTGCTTTTAAAACGGGATTAATCCTTTGTAATTCAACTGGGATCATTGATTGGGATTATGTAAATGAACTTTTTATTTGTGTAATGAATACTACAGAAAATTCTATTACCATTCAAAATGGAGAACGTATAGCACAAGCGAAATTAGAACGTAAAATCCATAGTGTTTTGGAAGAACTTTACCAACCACCTGGTAAGAAAACTCAAAGAACAGGTGGATTTAATTCAACTGGAATATTTTAATGATCCATCTTGTATATGTTAATTCTAATTTTCAAGAAGTTCCTGAAGGTATAATGCATTTCTTTGGAATTTCTCCAGAATCTATTATGGAAGAGATTGATAAGGAAATTGTTGCTAAAGTTTTAGAACAGGTTAAGTAAGAAACAAAGTTCTTTCCTCTTGTCTGCGGTAAGTTAGTCCAGTACTCACTTTACCTTGAGAATATACCCAACGCAATAATTGATCCGCAGCACCTTGGTAATTTTTCTGATTTAGAAGTTTCAATAAAGTAGATGTTTCAAAAGATGCTATACCCATATTATAAGTAAAACTGGCTAAAGCATCATATTGGTTCTGTGTGAGTGGAACAATAATACTCGCAGCGAATGCGGCCTCAATAGCCGCAATTTTAACCATCATTAGTTCCACAGCTTCCGCTTGAGTGATGGTCACTCCGGGTACATTATATTTGGCAAGTAATTCTGGTGTATTAAGATTTGTGCCATATCCAATAGATAATCCACCTGCATCGGGATAAGCATGATCGACAAATCCTTCAGAATGTTCGATTCGGTTTAATCCATTTTGTGATACGTTCATGTTAATATTTATATTGACAAACAATAGCAAATTATGATATAATATGTAAATAGAGCTATGTATCTAATTTATAAACATACTTGTAAAATTTCCAAGAAAGCATATATTGGATATACTTATAAACCAATGATGGTCCGTTGGAAAGAAGAAATTAAACACTCTAAAAATGAAAACCATAAATTGAAAATAGATTACGCTATAAGAAAATATACAAAAGAAAATCAATGGATTCACCAAATTTTAATTGATAATATTCCTACTTTAAAAGAAGCCTTAAATTTGGAAATACTTTGTATATTTTATTTTGATACCTATAAACACGGTTATAATTATACTGTTGGTGGAGGTGGTCATGGAAAAAATTCCAAAAAGACAAATATAAAAATATCAAAATCTCTTTCTGGAAAAAAGAAATCAGAAGAACATAAGATACATTTATCGGAATCTAAAATTGGTAAGCCAAATAATCAATTAGGACTTAAGCGTTCCAAAAGATTTCTAAAACAAAATTCTGAATTACATTCCAAAAATTGGAAAATAGTTTATCCGGATTTTAAAATGCGAATTGTTAATAATTTATATAAATTTTGTAAGATTCATAAACTCAATTATGATTGTATGTATAAAGTTTCGGAAGGAAAACACAAATAACATAAAGGATATAAATGTTTTAGGAATTCATTATGAAATTTTACACCAATGTATGTTGTTATGGTTCAAATGTACTATTAAAGGAATTTGATAACGGGAAAAGAAAACGGTACCGGATAAAATATCACCCGACCTTATATGTCCCAGGAAAATCTAATTCAGAATGGCATACATTAGTCGGAGATCCGGTTGAACCCATACATTTCAATGAAATCAAAGAAGCGCGGGAATTTATCAAAGATCATGCCGAAAATGATCAGTATCCCATCTATGGGAATTCACAATTTCAATATAGTTTTATTGCTGAAGAATATCCAGAACATGACCTTGAATATTCATTGAATGCTCTTTGTATTGTTTCTCTCGATTTAGAGCATGAGAACGAACAAGGATTTACACAGGATGATGCGAAGATAGCGCGTGAACGAATCAATGTTCTGACTGTTAAAGAATTCAATGTTGATATCTTCCATGTTTTCACATTCGTAGATGGAAAGAAATATAATAAGAAGAATCATTTTGTTCCAAAATCAAAGAACATTAAGCATTATGAATTTGAAAGTGAAAAAGAAATGCTTTTGGGGTTCCTTGAATTCTGGAATAAATTAGACCCTGATATTATCACAGGATGGAATTCAAGATTCTTTGATATCCCATATTTGTATAATCGTTTAATGAATTTGTTTGATGAAAAGACCGCAAAGAAATTATCAACATGGGGAATTGTCCAAGCGGTTTCAGTAGATTTCAATCATAGAGAATGGCAATGTTATGAGATTTATGGGATATCTCAAATCGATTATTATCAGATCTATGTTAAAAATATCAAAGATCCAAGAGAAAATTATAAATTGGATTATATTGCCAAAACAGAATTGAAAGGTGAAGGAAAAGTTGATTGGCGAGAAAAATATGAAACTATGAAAGAATTTTATGAAAAAGATTTTCAATGGTTTACTGAATATAATATCCAAGATGTGAATTTGATTGAACAATTGGAAAAGAAAGTAAATCTGATTGCGTTAACTGTTGATGTAGCTTATTTGGCTAAAGTGAATTTTATGGATGTTCTCGCGCAAGTAAGAACATGGGATGTATTGATCTTTAATTGGCTTCATCAAGAGAAGATTGTAATCCCACAAAAAGAATATCAAGAGAAAAAGGATCAATATGTAGGTGCATATGTTAAACCACCTAATCCGGGAGTTTATGAAAGTGTAGTATCGTTTGACGTAGCTTCACTGTATCCTAATATTATTCGCGTACTGAATATTGGTCCTGAAGTTAAATTAACCGACCTGAAAATGAATTTAAATTCTGATGATGTGTTGGCGGAAAATGATAAATGGGAAGAGGCTTTTGGTAGAGCGACAAGTAATAATTGTACTAGTGCTTCTAATGGAGTTTTCTATAGTAAGGAGAAACAAAGTTTCTATAGTCGCATGGTTGAAACTATTTTTACTAAACGGAAGAAATATCAAGCGGATCTGAAAGCAGCTAAAAAAGAATTAGAAAGATGTACCGATCCAAAGAGAAAAATAGAATTAGAGAATTTGGTTTCCAAATTAGATGTAAAACAAAAAGCAACTAAAATTTTGCTCAATTCACTTTACGGTGCTTATGGAAATCCTTATTTTCGTTGGTATGATTTGGACAATGCTGAAGCGGTCACAATGACTGGGCAATTCATCATCCAATATATTGCGCGTGAATTGAATCGGTATTTTAATGACCTATATAAGACTGAAAATTTAGATTTTGTGATTTATTCAGATACAGATTCAGTTTATGTAAGTTTGGATAAATTGATTCAGCATGTGTTTAAAGGAAAGAAACCAGATATTGAGACATTGATTAGTTTCTTGGATAAAGTTTGTAAGACTAAATTAGAACCATTGATTGATCAATTGTTTTCTCAAATTACAAATGACCTTATCAATGGGATGAAACTTGAAAAGCCGATCTTAAGTATGAAACGGGAAGTATTAGCAGACCGCGGCATTTGGGCATCCAAGAAGCACTACGCTTTACAAGTATGGAATTCAGAAGGTGATAATTATTTTGAATGTAATGCTTGCCATAATGAGTTTTCTGGTCCTTCTGAAAAAGCACCACCTTGTAATGATTGTAAAAGTAAAAATACTAAACGAGTTTCTAAATTGAAAATTATGGGATTTGATCTTGTTAAATCAAGTACCCCACAATATTGCCGAGATGCAATGAGAAAAGCTGTCCAAATTATGATGACAGGAACACAATTTGAAATGGCAGATTTCATAGAAACATTTCGACAAAAGTTTATGAAATTACCAGTTGAAGATATTGCCCGCCCTCGAGGAGTGAATAATTTAAAAAAATGGGAAGATGAAGCAGACACTTATAAAAAAGGAACAGATATTGGAGTTAAAGCCGTTTTAATTTATAATAAATGTTTAGAGGATAAAAAGTTGCAGAAAAAATATCCTCCAATTACATCATCTGAAAGAATCAAGTATGTATATTTGAAACAACCTAATCCAATTGATGATCAAGTAATTGCTTTTAATGGTAAATTACCACCAGAATTTGGATTGCATAAGTATGTTGATTATGAAAAAATGTATGAAAAGACTTTTATAAATCCAATTGAGAAAATTTTAGACCCAATTGGGTGGAGTACAGAAAAAATAGAAGATATGGATAAATTTTTCGTATGAATACAGAAGAAATGATAGAAGAAAATAATGAATATCCGAAATATAAAACATTAGAAGGTGATAATAAATCTCATACAGTAATGGGTACTATGACTAGAGGACTTTCATTGGTTAGAGAATTTGAAACTGGAGCAACCAGAGATTTAGATATATCAAAGATTGATTATGAAGCTTGTTTATCTCCAATTGTATTAGAAGCATTTGGAGAATATATGTTAAGTTGTAGTGTACAAGCGGATGGATCCAAAAGACCTGGAGATAATTGGCAGTTAGGTATAACTTTTAATTCATATATTAAATCTTTGTTACGACATGTTTGGGATTTATGGAAATTACATAGAGGATATCCTACAATTGATAAAAAAACTGGTAAACCAGTAAATAAAGAAACTGCATTATGTGCTATTATATTTAATGCACAAGGATATTTGCATGAGTTATTGAAGGAAAAATTAAAAAATGGCGTATGTTGAATATTCCTGCAGAAAATTTGGATATTTAATTGTTAAAGAATTTTGTTATTATAAACCATATAATGATAAAGTTTGTTCTTGGTGGAAATGTTTTTGTAATGGTTGTCAGAAAGAAATAATTTTACCACTGGTTTTGTTTAGAAGAAAGAGAAAAACTATTTCTTGTGGATGTAAAAATATTGAAAATTATAGAAAAGCACATTTAAAACATGGATATTTTTCAAGATATAACCATAGAGAAATACCAACACAAAGAAATAATATAACATATGGTTCATATATTAATATGTTGAAAAGATGCTATGAACCAAATGCCAAAGGTTATAAAAATTATGGTGGAAGAGGTATTTCTGTTTGTAGTAGATGGAGAAAATCTTTTGAAAATTTTATTAAAGATGTTGGTAAAAGACCTGGACCTGAATATTCAATTGATCGTATAGATAATGATGGTAATTATAAACCAGGAAATGTTAAATGGTCTACAAGAAGTGAACAAAATAAGAATCGTAGGAAGTAAATGGAACAAATTAAAGAATTAACTGGTCAAGAAATTTATGATCGTGAAGTGTCGGATAGTAAAGCAAGTAATCGCCAAGGTAATTATGAAAAAGGATCTTGGATAGGTACTTATAGAGGACATAAAATTTTCCCAATTAATCCAGATCCTAATGAAATTGATATTCAAGATATTGCCCATGCATTGGGAAATAACTGCCGATATACTGGTCATGTGAATCAATTTTATTCCGTGGCACAACATTGTGTAATAGTAAGCGAATTAGTTCAACCAGAAAATGCTTTAGCTGGATTGCTCCATGATGCTTCAGAAGCATATTTAAGTGATATTGCCCGACCTGTTAAATATAGTAAAGCACTTGAAGGTTATCGTGAAGTCTAAGCTAAATTAGAACGAGTAATCAATGAGAAATTTGGGTTACCATATCCAATGGTACAAGATGTTAAATGGGCAGATGATATGGCCTTGATGGCTGAAGGATATTATCTATTTAAACCTATTCCAGATTGGGTAACGGAAAGATTGTCACAAGAGGGATTAGATAAACCTATGATTCCAAGATTTTTTTGTTGGCCTCCTGTAACTGCCAAAGCGATGTATATTAAACGGTTTTTAGAATTAAATGGTGTGAAACTATCAATAGCCACTGATGAAGATTTCTTACAAATGGAGAGAATGAATGGCGCGTCCAAAGAAAATTAAAGCAGCAAACAAAATTCAACGGGTAAAGAAACCAAGAGCACCTAAACCTGTAAGAGAAAAGAAGGTACGGGAAAAGAAAGTAAAGCAAACGGCCAATATCGCCTTTTTTGAAAAGATAGCCAAAGCAACAGGAAATGACCTTGCTCAAGCGGCTTCAAATGGAATTATATCAGGCGATGTAACGGGTTGGATTGATACGGGTGTATATCTATTGAACGCTCAATGGAGTGGTTCATTATTTGGTGGAGCACCTAACAACAAGATTGTTGTTTTCGCAGGACCATCTGCTACAGGTAAGACCTATTTCATTTTAGCATTGGTTAAACATTTCTTGGATACGCACCCGGGATCGGGGATCATGTTCTTTGAAACTGAAGGTGCGATTACAAAAGATATGATGGTGTCAAGAGGAATTGATGTATCTCGTGTATATGTGATTCCTATCGAAACGGTTCAAGAATTCCGGACTCAATCACTTAAGATGTTGCGCGTAGTGAAAGAAACAAAACCTTCAGAGCGGCAAGAATTGATGTTTGTATGCGACTCTTTGGGAAATCTTTCTACACAGAAAGAAATGGAAGATGCTGAATCGGGTAGTGAGAAACAAGATATGACCAGAACCCGGTTGATTAAATCAGCATTCAGAACTATTACATTGAAAATGGGTTTATTAAATATTCCATTCTTTATTACGAATCATGTATATAAGACTCAAGATCTATTTTCTCACACAGTCCAATCGGGTGGCAGTGGGCCACAATATGCCAATTCGCTTTCAGTATTCTTGAGTAAGAGTAAAGATAAAGAAGGAACTGAAGTAGTTGGAGTTATTTTACACTGTAAGTTAGAAAAGGGCCGCTTGACGAAAGAGAATACATTGATTGATGTATCTCTGGATTATGCGGGCGGATTAGATAAGTATTATGGATTACTGGAACTTGGATTGAAGTATGAACTATTCAAGAGAGTAAAAGAGAAGAAAGAGAAAACAGCAACAGAAGGATTTGCGAAACTGAAAGAAGGTAAAGAGAAAGCAAAGAAGGGTGGTAAAATTAGAATTGGTGATAAGGTAGCAACTGAAAAACAGATCGAAGCAAACCCAGAGGTATATTTTACCGATGAAGTGCTGAAGGCGCTTGATGTATTTGCCGGTAAAGAATTCAATTATGGTATGACGGTTGAAATGCCGGAGGAAGTAGCGAGTGAGGTTGAGGAAGATTAAGAATTGTTTGACTTTTTGAATTGAAATGAAAGGTGGTTTAAGTATATAATGGATTGATGTGACGAAAAATATTTTATGACTATAGATGATTTTGTTAATGGATTATTTGATTTAAAATATGATAAACATCCTGGAGTAGCAACAAAGAAATATTTAATAAAATGTGATGCTGACTTTATAGAACAACCAAAAGGTAGTCAAAATTTTCCAGATTTTGATCCTGTTGAAAATATTTTTAAAGAAGGAAAATGCTGTTTTCGGATAGAAGAAAAATCAAATAAAAAACATGGGATCCATGTAAAACCAATGTATAACGGTCATTTTGTAAAAAAAGAAGATGACGCATTATATACTTATATAACTCCAGATTTTTCTGTTGCTTTTTTGGGAGAACATATTAGTAAAATTGATGATTATATTATTTGGTTGGAATATATAAAGAAATCTAAAAAACTTGTTAATGAATTTATTCCAAAATTTGGAGGTTTATTAGTACCTTATTTTCGAGCGACAGTGACACATAAAAAGGGAATTGAATTTTGTTATGGAGAGTTGAACAATGAGGTTATTAAAAAAGATTTGCATAAATATTTGTATGGGCACATTATATAACGAAGATTGTTTTAAAAGTTTTACCAAAATAGAAAAACATTCTGTGGATTTGGTTTTGATTGATCTTCCATATGGTACAACTGCATGTCCTTGGGATTCTATTTTACCTTTGGATAAATTGTGGAAAGAATTGAAATTAGTAGCCAAGTCAAATGCGGCATATGTTTTTACAGCACAACAACCTTTTACAACTACGCTTATCAATAGTAATTTGAAATGGTTTAAATATTGTTTAGTTTGGCAAAAACCTAATGGTACAAGTCCATATCAAGCCAAATATATGCCAATGAAGTGCCACGAAGATGTTGTGGTATTTTATGATAAACAACCGACATATAATCCTCAAATGAGAGAAGGAAAACCATATAAATGGAATAGTAAGCGTTCTGGTGGGGAAGCGGGATCAATAAAACAAACTAAAGAAACTCCTATTGATAATGAAGGAACCAGATATCCCATATCAGTTTTAGAATTTTCACAAGATCGTGGATTACACCCAACTCAAAAACCCGTGGCCTTAATGGAATATTTAATTAACACATATTCAAATCCTGGTGATATGGTATTAGATTGTTGTATGGGATCTGGTACTACTGGCGTCGCGTGTGTGAATACCAATAGAAAATTTACAGGTATAGAGAAGGATAAGAAAATTTATATTGGTGCCGATAAACGCATAAAACAAGCCATTAAGGATAAACCTATAGATATAGACAAATTCTTCAAGTAGGTTGCTATCCACGCGCCCTTTGTGTTATAATGGTGTTATGAGAAAAGAATTGAAGAAGTTTAAACTTGAGAAAGCCTTCCATGAATGCGGAGTATCTAAACTAAAACCATTTAATGGTGCTGGTGTAGATTTCTATTATGAGCCATTTGAACAAGTGGAACAAAATATGCGCAGAGAAGATATGATGAAGAAATTAACTTCTCCACAACAAAATTTTGTAAAATCTTTAATGGGAGGTGTTTCTATAAAAGAATTGGGTTTGGATAAAGATAAATTAGGATTTATGGTGAAACAAATTCAAAACGAATTACATACAACGGAGTAAATATGAAAAAGAAACCAGTAAAAGAAAATTGGAAGTTAGTGGGCCATATTGGTGTAGATTCAGGAATGTGTTGGATAGGTGATCCATGTTATATTGGTGATGGATTACCAGAATTGGATGTTAGTAATGAAAAAGGCCCATATATGAAAAGTTTCAACTATGAAGCGGGCCATGAAGGATTAGGAGTTTGTGTTTCTACAGGATATGGTGATGGATTTTATCCGGTTCATGCTTTACTTGAAAAAGATGTTTCAGGTAAAGGAAATAGAATTGCTATGATTGTAATTGATTTTCATTTAAATGCTGAATAAATTGTGAAAGGTGCCTATATAATGTCTAATGTGACCTATGATATGACATGGTGGAAAATTATATTGAGAAGGGTGTAAATTGGCAGATGTATGTGAATAACAATTATACATTAGATCCATTGATCTATAATACCAATAAAGGTCATTTCCTGAAAGCAGATGAATTAGAACATAGTATTGCTGATTTTAGTAACGGAAAGATCCAGTTTAAAGATGAACAAGGACGAGATCTTTATGTTCCTAAATTTGATTTATATGTTGAAGTGAAATACAGTTCTCATGCTTTATATGGTAAGACTGGTTGGAGAGAATGTATTAAGGGAATCCAGTTAATGAAGTTCCGTGGGAATAATCATTACAATGTTTTGCCTGAAGACTATTCCCAATTTATTATGGTACTTGAGGAACAGTGTGGTATTCTGGTAAATAAAGATGCTGCTAAAAAATATATTGTAGATGCTGACGATGGTTTATATCTCAAAAAGTTTCCTATTGAGAAGTCCTATAAATTATTCGGCCCGTTGGCTCCATCAATATCAGAACACCAAAAAGATAAAATAATCCAAGAAAACCGCCACGATATGGAGAAATGCCGTATTAATTGGCGTGCAAGACTTGCGAGGTGTAGTAAATGAAAAGAATATTACCAGAAGGATATTATACCAATAATGAATCAAATCCTTATCTCGTAACATTAAATATGGGGCCTTATAAAGGACTTAAAATCCAGGTCGCAGAGAAAATTAAAATTATACCTGTAAAAGAAATGGATTATAGACCAGGACAACCACAGTTTTGTTATGATTATAGAATTCTACATTATGCAGGGCATAATCCTAGAGAATGTGAAAAATCGAAAGCACTTTCTCGGATAGTAGCAGCTATAGCACTTGAATTGGTTTGCGAACAAGAAGAAGGTTGGAAATTAACTCCTCAGGAGAACAATGTCAGACACTAGAATAGAAACAATTATCCTCCGCCAACTATTTCATAATGAGGAATATACTCGTAAAATTATTCCTTATTTAAAAGAGGAATATTTTAAACAGACTCACGAGAAATTAATTTTTACTCATACCGTAAATTATATTGCCGAATACAATAAACTTCCAACAATTTCAGTTATTGCTGTATCGATTGAAAAGGAAAATGTAGTTGAAGAAACATATAAAGAAGTATTGGAAACTTTAACAGAATTGGAAGATGATAGTGAAAAATTTGAATTAGATTGGTTAATAGATGAGACCGAGAAATTCTGTAAAGATAAGGCACTTGTTTGCGCTGCTTATAGATCTGTTGCGATTTTGGAAGGGAAAGATAAAAAACTAGATTCAGGTGCGATTCCACATATTTTTGAAAACGCTTTAGCAGTTTCATTTGATCCTTCCATTGGTCATGATTATTTTAATGATGCAGAATTCCGATATGATACATTACATGCGGATGAATATAAATTACCTTTTGATGTTTCATATTGTAATAAGGTAACAAAAGGTGGAGTACCTTCCAAAACTCTCAATCTTTTGGTTGGTGGAATTTATGTTGGTAAAACATTAGGTCTTTGTCATCTTGCAAAATCCTATATGTGCGCGGGAAAGAATGTTCTTTATATTACTTTAGAAGTTTCAGAAGTAAATATCAATTTGAGAATTGATTGTAATTTATTGGATACTTCAATTGATACTATTGAAGATCTTCCGAAGGAAATTTTCTTAAAGAAGATACAAAAGGCACGTGAAAGTACTCCAGGTAAATTAGAAACTAAAGAATATCCAGCAGGTTCAATCCATGTAAATAATATTCGAGCATTATTAGGAGAATTGAAATTAAAAAAACAATTTATTCCAGATGTTATTATCATTGATTCAATGAACTTGATGGCATCTTGCCGTATTAAAGCAAGCGATAAAACACACATTACAATTTTGGCAATTGCTGAAGAAGTAAGGGCATTAGCCCAAGAATATAATGTTCCTATTTGGAGCGCAACGCAACTTGATGCCGCTGGAATTGAATCTACAGATCCTACAATTACTCAAGTAGCTGGTAGTAAAGTTGGTTTATTAGCAACTGTTGATCTTGCATGGTTTTTAATTTGTACCGATAAATTGCGTGAATTAGGACAAATGAAGATTATTCAGCACAAGAATAGATATAAAGATGCAAGTGAAAACAAAAGATTTTTTATTGGATTAGATCGTAAGAAATTCCGTTGGTATGATGTAGAACAACGTGGCCAAACAAGAGAAGATGATCCCCCTGAACAAGATGAACAACAAATGAAGCGTGATGTATCCAAGAGACATGGAAGCCAACCATATGAACCTGGTTATAAAAATCTACAAACCAGGAAATTTGGGTTGCGTGGAAAGAAAACATTCTCCGATTTTAAAGTCTAAATATTAAAGAATGCTAGATATTGATACTAAACTCGCAGAAATAAAAACTAAAAGTTATAATGGGTTGTTTGAAAATTTTATTAAACAACCCAGTAATGCTGGTTCCATCCTTGAAGATATCACAGAAATCCTCCAAAGAAATTTTCCTACTCCTACTAAAGAATTCGAAGATATTGGATTCGAATTTGCGAAACCTACCCAAATCAATTTTAGTAACTTATTATCTTTACAAGATGTATTATCCTATAGTAATTTTGAACGATTGGTAAGAATCATTCAAAAAGGACAATTACGAACATCAACAAGTGGAGAAGATGCCGTTTATGTAATCCAATATCATAATCAAAAATATATTATTGATGGAAATCATAGAATAGCTGCAATGATTTTATTTGGTAAAACAAATGTTTCTGGGAAACTTTTAGATTTAGATCATTTACCAGATAATTCTCCTGATAGATTAATTGCTGAATTTAAAAAATTAGGTGTTGTTATATCTTTTTCAGATCATCCAAGAAATGGAGAATTTTTAAA